TATATTTGCTATTAACCAATAGCAAGAGAACAAACACGTAATGTCACGCCTGGAGGTTCCTGGCCTTCGGTCCATCTTTTTAGTACTGACCACTGAACTATTTGTGAATCGTTTCTAGCGATACCTGCCTGCTCTATGGAATCTCCTATGCCCCTTGTTAGCTTGTCCAAGTCAGGTTTTGTTGCTTTGTGATTTGGGGCAGAAGGTCTTAATCCTTTTTTACCAAAATGCCCCTTTGGTCTAACAAACCTAAAATTTGCAGATACAAATAATGGAGCACTTTGGTCCCAATCGTCTGGGCATTCATCAGCCAAAGCAATAATGACTTTTGAACGCCACTCTTTTAGCAACGCATCATTGCTGTATCTCAAACCACCAAAACGAGGATTACCAACTAAGGAACCTTGAGGGATGGGTGCTCCGATAACTTCAATTTTAATTTCTCTTGTTCCTTCCATTTCGTAACTAATAATTCCAGTTCCTTAATACGCAATTGAGCGTGTTGGATTTTTTCTTCAAGTCTCACTTTTAGCAAGACGAATTTCCCAGGTGTAGTTCGTAGGCTTTGCAATTGCGATGTCGTCTTGTATTTCCATCTCTTTTCTTTTATCAAGTTGCACTTTTAATTGATCAACCATTTCTGAAAACTCATATCGTTGAGGACATTTTTTCCTGGTAACGGTCACCCCTTCTTCTGAGTGCTTTTCTTTGATGTTGCCTTGTTTGTAATGCTCATCGATTTCTTCTTTTAAAAGATAGAGTCGTGCATTTCGTTCGTTGATCTCTTCCTTTAATTTCTTTATTTCTTGAAAGACGCGAGGTAAAGGATTCATTAGAACTTTTTGTTTGATTTGATCAAATTCGGATTCAATAGAGTGGGTCATCAAATTCGTTATATGGGACAGGTGGCGATGGTTTTGCTATAAAGCAATTTTCTAAATGGTTCACTAAGTTGGCTTGAACGAATGGATCGTCAAATAGAGCCATCCATACTTTTAAGTTTTCAGCCTCTTCTTCTGGGGTCTCTTCGTAAATGAAGTAAGTATCAGATTCAGTATCTTTGGAGATGCTGGGAGACCGAATAAACGAAATCGGCTCTTTGTATCTCTGCGTTTTGCGTAGCAATAGCAGCAATAGACGATGAAGAAGTTTCATGGACATCACCAAGGGAACGGAGATCAGCAGCCAGAAAGGCGAACGCGACTGTCTTCTTGAGTTCTTGCATTTCATAAGATTGCAGGTGTTTGAATCATGCCTTAAGGGTTTACCCTTGGCAAGCCTAAGCAGCAATAGCAGGATTAAATAATAAAGAACGCCATATTCTTACATCACCAGCATGGCGAGAGGAGCGAGAACTTTGCATTGTTTGGTTTGTTTTTTCGATACATCCTTCTCTAGCTGCTTTTAAGAATATTGGCCCTAATGCTCTGTTGTCATGAGTTTCTATTCCTAATAGTTCCAAACCATCCCAGACATCATTAGCTGTAATAAATTGCTTATGCATTGCATGGTTTACTAGTGCTTTAAAAGCTACACGGCGAAAGTCCTGGTTGGCGTTTTTATCAACGCGGTCCATTGCTTCCTCTTTTTTTATTTGAGGTGAAAAAAGGTCAGTTTGCTTGTAATTAGCTTTGTAAGTTAGTGGATCGTTAGACATGGACCTGACCTCTACATCTTCTAGTTGGTTGAGCTATTTGTATGGATGGTTGCTCTATAGATTCCTCTGAGGAGTCTTTGCAAGTTTTAAAGAAGGGATAATTAAGTGCTTTTTTAACAGGATCAAAGTCACTCAAACGGTAATACACATCCTTATTCCTAATAAGGAGATTTTCATGATGGACAGGGTAATTAAAAGGGTCTCCGAATTTAAATGAATATTTAAAAATATAATCCTTCGTATCCGTCCTATATGGATCATCTAAATAATCTGGTATCTCACCCGTCATTTGATATAAGTGTGTTCTTTTTTCAAAGGGCAGACAATCTCTCCAATATATGATTTCTTTATTTGATGCAGCATATGCATAATTATCAAAAGAATCCTTCGTTCCATCTAGAAGGATGTACGTGGCATAAGAAGGCACGCGAGGCAAAAGAAGAATGGGATCTCCTGTTTCTTTAGTAAGCTCCCATGCTTTGAATAATTCATGCTCAGTGAATGTTTTACCTTTAACTTCTGCCCAATAAAAGTTTTTTTCTTCTGGATAAGAGATTCTAAAATCAGGAAGGTATTTAATATCGTCAACATTCTGGGTGTAAGGAGCTTTAGTTCCCAGATGGAAAGCTTCTGGCTCATATTCCCAACGAATATTTGCAGCATCAAAAGCAATAGCCCATCTTGCTTCTGTTCTAGATCTGAACTCGACATTTCCGTATTTGGTGGGAATAGGGGAGGTTTTCATTTTTTAAATTTGGGGTTGATTTGCAAAGAAGGCTTCTCTTTTCTTTTCGTATTCAGCAATGCAGTCATGGGTTTTATAACTACTGGTGAAGGTTTTATTTGGTTTAGACCAAACTGCAAAGCACTTAGTAATTGGAATGTCAGGGTGGCAATGATTAAGAAGGGAAAGGTATCCACCAAGTTGGGAACTAATATCTCGTTTCCTTCCAGAAGCACTGAGTGTTTTTAAATCAGCTAAGGCATAGTTTCCTGATTCCTTATGACGTAAAACACAATCAGCAGAGCCAGCTATACCGCCAGGAAAAGTTAAATCA